GCTCCGAAGCCGGATCGAGCTTCTCAAGGCAAACGCACGGGAGGGCTTTGCCGCTTTATGAACCCCATCGCTGACGGTTCGTGTCTCGGGGTGCGGTTGGCGTACACCGGCGATCCGCTGGACTGGATGGAGCAGAATGTACGGTTCCCGCACTCGTCCCGCTCGACTCATTTTGACCGGCATACCGCTCCTTGGTGGAACGCGGTTTTCCACGATTTCGCGGATCCGACTTGCCGCCAGACTTTCGTTCAAGCCTGCACCGGCGCGGGCAAGAGCACGGCGCTTGAAGCACTGGTCTGCTGGGCAGTGGCACAACAGCCTGGGCCGATGCTCAGTATTACCCAGACCGACGCGACCTCCGCGGAGTGGATGGAAACGCGGCTCAAGCCGGTAATCAATGCTTGCGAACCGCTCCGAGGGTTAATGCCAACGAACCGGCATCACACCAAAAAAGACGGGATTTACTTTCCGCATATGCCGCTCATGCTCGGCGGCGCGAACACCAGCAACGCTCAGGAAAAGTCCGTGCAGGTTTTGTTTTTGGACGAGTGCTGGCAGTATAGCGATCTCATCACTCAATTCAAAAAGCGTTTGCACGACCGTTGGAACGGCTACGCGCTGCTGACCTCTCAAAGCTTTGAGGAACCGCACCAGTTGACCGAAGAATGGAGATCTGGGGAGGAGTTTGTGTGGTGTCATTCCTGCCCCGGATGCGAAGCATGGGTCAAACCAGCGTGGACTGACATCAAATACGACGAGGCAAAGAATGAGAACGGCGAATGGAATTGGGGCGCACTCGTCAAAACGGTGCGGCATGAGTGTCCGCACTGCGGGCATGTCACTCCAGACACGACCGCGGCACGGCGGGCACTTACCCAACGCAGCGAATGGAGATCCGAAGGGAACGACCATGTGGAGGGCTACCGTTCTCGGCGTGTATCGGCGCAGTCTGTGTACTGGATTCGCTGGGCGGATTTGGTAATTCAATGGTGCCAAGCCTCGGACGCTCGACACCTCGGGGTTTTGCAGCCGACCAAAGACTTCCGAATGCAGCGACTTGCCGAGCCTTGGAAACAAGAGGAAGAGTTGCCCGCGCTGGAACTCGAAGCGTCCGAGTACTGGGTCAACGAGTGGCAAGACGGGCGACCGATGCCGGATGAAGCAGCCAGGGTAATGACCGTTGACTGCCAGCAGGACCATTACTGGGGAATCGTGCGGGTGTGGCTCAAAAACGGTCACTCGCGGCTACTCTGGGCGGGCAAAATCCTGACGGTTGACCAAATTCGCGAGATCCAGACTCGGCTCAAAGTACCTGACAAACGCACGCTGTTGGACGCAGGCAACAGTTTTCACGGGCGGGTTTACGATACCTGCGCGAAGTTCGGCTGGACGGCGCTCGTGGGCCGCGCTGAGGACCACTTTACGGTGCGGGGTCCCGATGGGAAGCCGGTGCGCCGGTACTACTCGGCACCTGATCGGGTTGTTGCACCAACAACCCGTGATGCTGCCGGAAAACGAGTGTTCGTGACCTTCTTTTATTGGGCTTCCGACCCCATCAAAGACATTTTAGCCAACCTTCGCAACACAGGCTCTCCAGTGTGGGAATTTCCACAAGACGCTCCGCCCGAGTATGTGCGGCACCTCAATTCCGAGCGCAAGCGTGCCACCGTGGACAAACGCACCAAAAAGACGCGGCTGCGGTGGACGGCGACCGGAAGACCGAACCACCTCTGGGACGCCGAAGCAATGAATGTGCTTACAGCGCAAATCCTCGGAATCTTACCGGACATGATTTCGGAAGCGCCAGAGGTTGACGAACCGGCCCCTGCCGCATAGTCTGCTGGCTCAACCTCAACCTAAAGCGTGAGGAAGAGATCAGGGATATACGACCCCGGCCCGCGAGTGCGGTGTCCGGGGTTTTCCTTGTCCCAAACCGTCTGGATAGATGGCTCCCGACCAAAAGCTCCTGCTCCAAGTGTTTCTCACGCGTGATGTGGCTGAGTTGCGGGCCATCGTTTCCCAAAAGTTTGACCTCGTCAGTGCCGGTAAAAGCTCTCTGGTGTCCAGTTCTATCGACGGGGCCAGTTTCCAGTTCAATGTGGGCGGCACTTTGAGCCCGCTCGATGTTATGATGTTAGCGCAGCAGGCGCTAAACTACAAAGCGGCGGGGATTAACGGGCCAGTGCGTCGCACACAAGCGTATTTTATATGACCTTTTTCGACCGACTGAAAAAGCTCGCCGGGCTTGGCACACCCAAGCCGCAGGCTGATTGGGGCGTTTACCGTCGGCAGCGCCTTGTCGAGGGCGGCGTTTGGGGCGAGCCGTGGTGGCGCAATCACACTCAGAGCATTTCCCGCGAGTTGACCGTTGGCGAATGGCGCACAGTCAACAGCGCGGCGCGTAAATTGTACTGGAACAACGGCATGGTGAATGCCGCGATCGATCAAAAATCCATGCTCAGCGTGGGGATGGCGATGCGGCCTATCTTTGTTGGCGCTGACAAGGAGTGGGGCAAGCAGGCCGAAGCCGTGCTGTTGGACTGGTTTCAGATTGCCTACCTTGACGGAAAAAGCTGGTGGGAAGGGCTGCGGCTAGAATCGACTGCCATCGACCGCGAAGGTGATTTGCTCACGATTCTGACGACCGCCGCGAGCGGCTATCCGCAACTGCAACAGGTGCCGTGGCACCAGATCGGATCACGCGGCGACGACGGTATTCTGACCGAAGGCCGGTATCGTGGGCTTCGTATTTACAACGGCGTGATCCTATCAAAAACGAACCGTGCCGTGGCGTACCGCGTGCTCGGGGAGGATCAAAGCGGCGCTGATGACCGCGACATCCCGGTGCAGTCCGCCATGCTCACGATGGACCCGCGCGAGGTTGACCAAGTGCGCGGCATTTCGGCGTTTGCTCCCGCCATTCGCGATCTTATTTCCCTTAAGGATCTCGGGGACGACATTCAAAGCGCCTCCCGCATGGCTGCCAAAATCGGGCTGATGGTCACCAACCAGCAGGGCATGGCGGATGCCTCGGACGCTTACAACGCGCTCACCGAGACCAACACTCCGCAATGCACGCCTGGGCTTCGCATTACGCCGATGGCGGGTGGGCGCATCGAGTACCTACAAGCGAACGCAGGGGAATCCATCGAGCAAATCGATGCCAAAATCCCTACCGAAGCGCAGGACCGTTTGCAGGAGCGTTTGATCCGCAACGCTTTGCTGGCCGCTCAATGGCCGCCGGAGTTTGGCTGGGACATGAGCAAACTGGGCGGCGCGTCCGCTCGCATCGTGTTGGAGCAAGTCAACCGCATCACCTCGGAGCGCCATGCTTACCTTGCCGCGTTTTGCAAGCGGCGGTGCGCGTTTGCCGTGGCTCGTTTTGTCGAAATGGGCATTTTGCCCGAGTATCGGGGAACTGATCGGGACCGGGGCGGTGCGTATCAGTTCCGGTTCACCGAACCGGCACGATTGACTGCTGATTCCGGCTACGCCTCTCGCGATGCTATCGAGGCCTATCGTGCCGGGATGCGATCGATGACCGACATTCTGGCTTCCGGCTCCAAGACTCTTGAAGAGCACCTCGACGAGGTGGAGCGCGAGGAACTCGAAATAAAGAAACGCGTCGAACGCTCGGGCCTGACCCGCGATGTGTTCGGGCTCCTGACCCCCAACGGCAATCCTGCCACATCCGTCCCTACCGAATGAAATTTCAACGCGTCATCGAGCAAGTTTTCTACCGCCCGTGGCTGATTACACCCGGCGGATACGCAGCCGTCCGCAAGCTCGTCGAAGCGCGGCTGGTGCGCGCCAACGGCGACGAGTACGAAGGGATGATGAAGTCCCAGCGCGAGCCGATGGAAATCGACGGCCAAGGTATCGCGCATATCTGCATTGAGGGCACGCTTGCCAAAGGCATCAGCGCCATCGAAGCCTGCTGCGGCGCGTGGGATTACGACTGGGTGGCAGAGGATCTCGAAACGGCCATGGAGGCGAATGTGCGCGGCGTGCTGCTCGAAATAAACTCTCCCGGCGGCAGTTGCTCGGGGTGTTCGGAAATTACCGACCTTATCCAGTTTCTCAAAGTGCCGATTGTGGCCTATTCCGACGATACGGCTTGCAGTGCCGCGTACAATATTGCGGTTTCCTGCGACAAAGTGTTTGGCTCCATCGGATCAACCTGGGGCAGTATTGGAACTATCATCCCGTGGGTTGACCAATCCGCAATGTACGAGGAAGAGGGACTCAAGTGGGAACCGATCACCTCTGGTCCGCTGAAAGGCGCAGGCATGGGACCGTCCCTCACACCGGCTCAACGCGCAAGTTTGCAACAGCTCGTGGATGACAGCTTTGCGCAGTTTCGCGACAATGTATTGCGCAACCGGCTTGTGGCCGACGAGTACATGACAGGGGCAGCGTATTTGGCTCCACGCGCAAAAGCGGCGAATTTGATTGACGGCATCGGAAATCAGGAACTTGCCTACGCTGCGCTTTTGAGTATGCTGTAGTCGTTCGTTGTTCATTTGTTTGGTTCATTCAGACCCCCTTCCGGTTGTCCCGGGAGGGGGTTTTGCTTGTCCCAATTCTTAAGGGTGCATGGATCTTCCTACGACCCTCACCGATGCGCTGGCCGCGCTTTCTGCCGCCCAGGCAGATGTGGCGGCGCTTAACGCACTCAGCGCCGAGCACAGCGCGCTGGTGGCTCAATTTGACCTGCTCAAAGCTCAGTCCGCTGACCTGTCTGCGGCACTGGACAAGTCGCACGCCGAAAAGCTCGAACTTGCCAAGCAACTCGACGCCGTAAAGGCCGCCGAGGCTGACGCTGCGGCAAAGGCAAACGCCATCGTGGCGAATCTGGGCGTGGCTCCCGTGGCTATCGTGCCTGAACAAGTTTCCGCGCCTAAGTCCAAAGACGAACTTTGGGCGCATTACATGACTCTTGGTTTTGCGGAAAAGAACGCTTTCTACGCCGCGAACAAGAAAGCAATGCAGATCTAACCTTCATCCCTAACTAAATCAATCATATGCCATTAAGT